AAATCGTCGGAATACAAAATATCTTTATATCCGTCGGCATCTTGAATATATAATGCGTAATTATACATTTGTTTATCTAGGGTAACCGAAATATGATCGGGTATCAACACAGAAAACTTCCCTCGTGTTGCATTTATAGGTTCGCATTCAAATTCATGATATAGAGAATTATTGTCAAGAAGAATAACAAGTTTGAGACTATAATCCGAGAGATCAACTGATTTTTGGTCATGATTTTTCACATGAAAAAACACTTTGTTATCTATATTACGGTATATTTTTATCTTATGTGCATACATGACGGTGTAATTATTGTATTGGTAATCAATGTTGGATAACACATTGACTTCATTATTATATTTATAAGAATTTATGGTTTTCATTCCAATCTAACCCCTTCATCTATTTATTAAAATAATTTTGATAAATAATTAGATAATAAGTTNTGGAACATGGANGATAATTATAAAAATTTACTAAACAAATATCCGTTTTTAACATTCGTATCATATGGAAAAAATGAATATATAGGAATAATCCAAAATCATGATGACACGATCACTACAATATATGATTTTGGATGCTTAAAAACCACTGAAGAAAAACTACTTTTCATAAAACTCGCAGAAGAATGGTGGTGGGAAAGTTCTCGTCAAATTCCAATAAACATATTTCTAAAAAATGATTGGACAGTATTCAAAGAAACGTTAAAGACTTTGAACAGCAAGGATGTAACAATAAAACATGGACCAACAACGAGTCTAAAACAACTTTCAGCAAAAAAGTCAAAAAAGAAAAATATCACGTTACTCTCTACCGGAAAGTAGTTTATTCATATGTATCACGACTGTGTAAGCATATGATATTGCATGTCCCTTTTTATAATAGTATTCGTCAGTATCCGGTTTTAACCAAACAGTGTTTGAAATATCTTCCCAAGTTTTTCCAATCAAATGTCTTTTTCCCGGCCTAATTATAGCCAAAAACATTGCCATATGAGCAACTGATGTTATCTTTTCTTTTAATTCTCGGTATGATTTCCACTGTGAGTTAATATGAACAACTTTCTCAAAAAAGTTTTTATCATCAAGAGAATTCCAATCTGGTGAAGTGCGCATCAAGTGGTGCAACTCCTGCGCGGTTTTAATGTCTCTATATACAGAATTATTGATTATGTCAATCTTCATGTAACCGATTTCTTCTGCTTTGGAATAGTCAATAGTAGATTCCAGAGTGTCATAAAAGTGCGGTATATCACAAAAATAAACACCAGTATTATGTTTACGAAGTGTTCCGTCCGCAAGTTTCATACTGGCATTTCTGTGTTTAAACAACGCAAGAATTTCTTTCCTATCAGAAACATCGATGTCAATATCACCAATTCTCATTTTTCAGAATCCAGAAGATCGCATTATTTCTTTTATCCAATCAACATCTTGCTCATGTCTGTTAAACTTTCTTTCCCATCTTGAACTATCGATCCAATCCCATATATATTTTAAATTTTCTTCATCGAGAGTTTCTAGGAATTTATTTCCAGTTTTTGAGCAATATATCACCCAAGGAGAAACCAATCCCATTGATATGTCTCGGCAAATCCGTCCAGATGACGCATACTTAAAATAGTCCTGCATCTTGCTTCCTGCACCCTTTGCCCAATCATCCATGGTTGAAATAGACCTTGCTACCGCATCAGCGACATTCTCGGTAAGAAGTTTTACTTTCAAAAATTCTTGATAATAAGAATCCTTACACCAATGATCTATTTTTATATCATTAGCCAACAACCATTTATAAAATCCCTCAACATCAAAAACATTTATATCAACTGCATGCCGTCCAAATTTAACAAATGCAAGATAATAAGGGCTATCAACGAAGTCATCATATGTTTTAGCCTGTTGTGTATTTTTACCACTTTGGATCTGATTGTAAAATATAACAAATAAGTTGAACGCAATTCTTACTGCAGTTTCATCTTTCTGCTTATATCTTCTCTTTTTTTCACAAAGATGACTAATTAACGTAGTTTCTTTGGCAAAAGATCTATTGCAATATTCGCATGAATAAGATTTACTTGGTGTACTTTTTGATTTCTGATTCTTGCCACCCATGCTCTCTTGCCAAGCACTTAATATGTTCTCTATCATAGAGTTTTTCCATCAATTCAATTTCAGCATACTTTGCGGTAGGATAAAGTTCTCTCAGCAATCCATTCAAATCATTCTTTTTCTCATTTTTCTTTTTAGGATGAGCCCAGTAATGTTTTGGAGTCCCGATATTNGGAGAAGATGCCACACACATTAGCCATTGCAACTTCGGATGCTTCTGCACATCAAAAAAGTATTCATTCATGTTGTGGTTAACAGACATAAGATAATACGCCTGAACATCATAACTTGCCGTCACAGAAGGCATCCATTTTAATAGCATAAAAGAACTCAATGCCTTGAGTTCTGTATCAGATAACTTATCATACAACCCATAATCTTTTTTGTCGGCAGATTTTATTATTTCAAAAATAGTTCGTTCGCTCATCACGACATGCTACCATAGTTTCGAATAATTGACAACTTCATTCTGTTTATTGACATCTCTAATAAAATAAGCACACAACGGAGTTGGATCATCATTTATTGGGACAGCAAGAAAACTATTTGGTTTAATTTTTGGAGCATACCATCGTATATCTTGAAAAACATCGACAATTTCTATATCAACAAAATGCGTTCTGAATCCGTTTATCGGATTAAATACAAAACCTTTAAATCCACGATCATTTATTGATGTTAAAGGGACAACTTCTAAATCACCTTGGTCTGGTTCTCCAATCAAAATTTGCCAATCTATAGGCATAGTGACAGCGTTTTTTCCTATTTTTATGACCAATGCGGGTGAGTTGAAACTTTCCAAAAAGATTAACTGTTTAAAGTAAAAATCTGGTTCTTTTATGTTTGAGTTATCCAAAACACAAAAACGAAGATCATCAACCTTAGTTGGTATGTGATCGATGTTATAGCTTTCATTTTCTAAAGTTAAAATTCTCATGCTATTTCCATTCCTTTTTTTGCAGTTTGCATGGGTATTTTGCTTCTGCATAATACTGCTTTCTTTTCGAGAGGTGTCTTTTTGAAAATTTGCAGGTAGAAGATATATCCCAGATAACAACTTCATCTTTATCAAACCCCTTACGGAGTCCACGTCCAATAGACTGAATAACGCGAACAAAACTCTTTCCCGGTTCAAGCAAAACCAAATTGTGCAATTTAGTAATGTTTATGCCAACTGCTGCAACTCCGTAAGTTGCAACTATCCTCTTCGAGTCAGAAAAATTTACTTCGGTAAATTCTTTTTTACGTTCAGTTTGCTTGGTCGATCCTTTGACGAAAACAGAATTGGTTAAATTTTGAGCAATAAATTGCCCAGATGCGATGCGATCAACAAGCACGAGAGTGTTACCTTCAAGTTGTTCTATTAAACCAGAGATATACTCCAGTCTTTTTGAATCGGTGACCAAATACCCGACTTCCTGTTGGTATGATGCAAATTCAGCGTAATCAACCAGTTGAACAAGATTTACTGAGCATTTTGCTAGAACACCCTTGTCTTGTAAATCACTTGCAGCAACAGCATTTGTTACCTCACCAATAGCAACTTGCAATGCTCTAAACTCAAACTGTTCTTTTGGTATTGTCCCAGTAAGTGCCCATCGGATAGGTATATCAGCAAATACTCCAGTCAATAAATCCTTCAACACATTTCCACGAATAGAATGGCACTCGTCAACCATAACACACACGCAGTCTTGTATTATCCTAACAAAAGATTCCACATCGTCTTTCAAAATACTGTTTAGGCTCTGCCATGTGCATATAAGGTGCTTATTATCAAATTCTTTCTTATCACCATAAACAATACCAACATCAAGACCAATGTTTATATAATCTTCTTGGGTTTGCGTGACTAGACTCTTACTTGGAACAATAAGAATACTTCTACCATACTTTTCAACTGTTTTAGCAAGTGTCGCGGTGATAATCGTTTTGCCAGCACCAGTAGATATCGACTGTATTGATTGCAGATTTTGCAAAAACATGTTTATCGCACCAACTTGATAATCGCGAAGCATGATTGGTTCGCCTGCTTTTGGATGATTTTCTGGCCACTTAGTATCAGAAAGATAGTCTTCTTGAACTTCATTGAATATAAAATCAATTGGTGGTTTGCGATTGTCCACCAACTCAACTTGGTATCCAGACTGTTCAATAACAGGAATAATTTCTGGTATAAGATTTATATATGTGCTTCCACTAAGTTGGAAATAAGAAACTTTCCCATCCCATCTTCCCAACTTTACTGCCGGTGTGAAGCGAGCACCGGGTATTTCGTATTTAAACATAGAAGTCAATTTTCTTCGTATATCTGGATCAAGACCTTCTATCTTTAGATTCACTTCATCTTTTATAATAAATTTGGCTTTTTTCATTTAAAATGTATATCATTTTTGTAATGCCAAATTATATCAAAGTTTGAAACAACCGTCAACAAAAATGGGGGCATATGCCCCCACATTTGATAAATAACGAGTTTTAATTCTTACAAACAGTCACATCAGCGATTGATTTCCACTTTTTAGGAAAACTATCAGCAAGGTCAGCAACTTTAATTGCAGTTCGCAAAGAAATTTCACGAAGAGAATCCTGTTTTCTATCAATATAATCGATGATTTCAGACTTCATTTCATCCGAAAACTTGTAATTCTTAAACAATTCATTGGTCATAGCAATTTGCTTGATACGAAGAATCTTTTCACGCGGAGTGTCAATTGTAAGATCAATGATATGACTACGAGACTGAATGGCCTCAAGATGATCCTTGATTTTGCTATTCCGCATTCCTGCAAATTTGATGTTCGTGATGAAAATCACTGCACCTTTAAACTCAAATGTTTCGGGCAAATTACCAGAATTGATTGCATGGTTATTTGACAACCAAGAAATTTTCCGTTTCTTTCCAGTATCAAGGGCACCTTTAAGAAGATTCAATGCAGTATCATCAAAAAACACCGAATCAACATCATCCAAAACAACCAAACTATTTTGGTCGCTATGATCGTGCAGAAGAGAATAAAGTTCAAGGGCAGAAATATGACCCTTCACAATACTAGTCTTGCGTTTTCCAAGTGTAAGACCTTGCATGACTCGGTCTTTGTCAATTTCATCTTCAACAACATAACTTTTACCAACACCAGGAGGTCCACTCACAATGAGGGATTTGATTTTTCCTGCGATAGTAGCCTTTGCCATATCACGGAGAATAGAAAAACGCGATCCAATACGCTCAATGATTTCTTCATCCGTCTCGTCTTCTGCTTGAATGACTTCGGATTCAACGTCATAAACCTCAAAGTTAAATGGCTCAACTTTAACACGAATCCGGTTAAACTCAATGCCATATTCAGAAGAAGCATCTACGGTGATAAACCCACCGTTAACGCCTTGTTTGTAGGGTTTTACAAGCGGAAAAACTTTATTGGTAATCACGTTAGTCCGATGAGTTCCAGACTTAATAAGAACAGAAGGCATAATGCGAACTCCGCGTTGGTTGAGAGTTCGCATTATGCTTGTGCTTGTTTCCCGAGTCAACGAGAAAATTGTAACAGAACTACTTAGACCGGAGTTATTGTTAGAGTGGCAGCATCAGAAGTTACATCGGCAGCACCAGTTGCGCTAACAACTACGCGGAATTGTGTTCCATCTACATACAATGCAACGTCGGCAGAATCAACCACTAATGTGTCAGAAGTTTCCCCAACAATAGAATTCCATGCTAAACCATCAAACGATTCCCACTGATAGGTAGGAGTCAGTCCTTGTGTGACTGAAGACTCAACAAG